GTAAGTTTGGTCTAAGAATAACTGATGAGATAACCTTTGTTGTATCAAGAAGAAGATGGGAACAGTCTGCTAATCCTGCATTGAGTCTTGCTGTAGATGGTAGACCTAATGAAGGAGACTTAATATACTTTCCATTGACAGAGGATCTCTATGAAGTTAAGTATGTAGAAAGAGAAAATCCTTTTTTCCAGTTAGGTAAACAGTATTTTTATCAACTCACTGCTGAGATCTACGAGCAAGGTGCTGATAAGTTTGATACAGGTATTGATGAGATTGATGATGTAGAAAGACAGTTTAGTAATATTACAACATTAAATCTTAGTCCTACTACTAGACAAACAGCAACTGGAACTTTACAGGTAGATTCTAGTGGTGCTATATCACAAGCAACTGTAACACTTGCTGGTACAGGATATAATAGTCCACCAAATGTTACTATTGGTAATGCTGGTAATGGATCTGGAGGAATTATTACTACATCTATAATGGATGGTGGTGTTGTTACTCTTACTATTGTTAATGGTGGTAGCGGATATGACTCAACAAATGTAAATCCTCCAACAATAACTATTGACGCACCACCAGAAGTGGTTCAATTCCTTAATGATGAACATGTAGTTATAGGTGGATTTACTGCACAAGGTGCAGGAAGAACATGGACATCTTCTAATAAAGTTATTACTATAACTGGTAGTGGTGGTTTTGATCCTGTGTTTGCTACTACTACACAGAAAAAATATTTTTATTGGAAGTTTGAAGACAAACGTATTTGTTATGTTTATCAATACAATGGAACAACTGCGACTACTGCACCTGGTTACTTCTATTATGACGCTACAAATGTAAAATACATTATCAACGCATGGGAAGAAACTACTACCAGTGGTGGACAAGCAATTCTATATGATTTAATGAGTGCTACTATTGCTGAGGTTGCTGACTGGAATGGCGTGACGTATACACTTGAAGTTATGAACCGCACAGGTAACTTTATTGATGGTGATATGATTAGAGGGGTTGAATCTAATGCCATATATACATTAGGGACATTCTCTACAATTGATAATCAGAGCACTGAATATGATCAAAACCAAGCGATTGAAGATGGTGCAGATGATTTAATTGATTGGGGAGAAACAAACCCATTTGGTGAATTTGGTAATTATACAGGTAGCTTCTGATGTTAGGAACACAATTTTATAATCAAGCAGTTAGAAAAACTGTTGTATCATTTGGTACTCTTTTCAATAATATTGAACTCAAGAAAACAGTTGATGGTCAAGTTATTGAGACAGAGAAAGTTCCTCTTGCCTACGGTCCTAAACAAAAATTCTTATACAGACTGCAAGGTAACCCTACTGATGGTAGAAAAGTAGCAATTACTTTACCACGAATTTATTTTGAAATGACTGGTATTGATTATGATGCTTCAAGAAAAACACCTGCCACACAAAAGTATAAGACTGTTATTAATGATAACGGTAATGAAGTGAGAACTCAGTATGTACCTGTACCATACAATATTTCATTTGAAGTTGGTATTCTTTGTAAGTCTCAAGATGACGGATTACAAATACTAGAACAAATACTTCCTTTCTTTCAACCCTCATTTAGCATGAGTTTGAAATTTATTCCTGATATGGATGAAGTTAGAGATGTTGCTGTTGTATTGAATAGTGTAGACTTTGATGATGATTGGGAAGATGACTTTAGTACAAGACGTAGTATAACTTACACAATGCAGTTTACTGCTAAGTCTTACATCTACGGTCCTTACACCAAGGCAGATGTTATTCGTAAGTCTCGTATTATTGAAACTATTGGTGATACTAATGTCAATAAGAGACACGTTGAACTATCTTATACACCCAAAGCAAAAACAGACATCAACCAAGATGGTCAAGTTACTGCTGCTGATGATGCATTAGTAACTGCTGATGATGACTTTGGATTTAATGAAGGGATGTCATTCTTATGAAAAGTTTAGAAGAAAACATGGAAGATATATTAGATATTGATGTATCTAAAGAACCAGAAAAAAAGAAGCAACTATCAAATGATGTCACAGAAGATAGGGAAAAAGACTATGAGTATACGAGAGCAGAACTCTATAGACTTATAGATCAGGGTCAGGAAGCGGTACAAGGAGCGTTAGAGGTTGCACAGGAGTCAGGGCATCCAAGAGCATATGAAGTCGCTACAAACGCTATGAAACAGGTAGCAGACATGACTGACAAACTTATGGATCTCCAAAAGAAGGTCAAAGATCTAGATGAAGAAAAGAAAGGTCCTAAGAATGTTACAAACAATGCTATGTTTGTAGGTTCTACATCAGAGTTACAGAAAATGCTCAAGCAAATGAATGGAGGTAAACGCTAATGGCATATCAAAAGAATGACAAAAATAATAATGCTGTTAGTCCACAACCAGGTAGCAGTACTGTAAATCATTTCTCAGGTAATGAGGGATGGGCTACTAGAACATTTAAAAACTGGAATGCAGATTACCAAGCAAGGAAGTCTGATAATTCAACAAGGACACCAGGTACATTTCAAGCAAGATTATCTAACAACAATACAAGAACGCCAGCAGCATATCAAAGGAGAAATACTGCTAACAACACGGTATCTGCATAATGATAACTGACGATGGCGAAAACCAAGAGCCATATCCTAAAGACGAAGGAGATTGGTTTTGTCAATACTCAATGAGAATTGAGGAAGTCCGTATGCTTTATAATATTGTTTGTAGTCATATAGAAATGTTTCCTGGTCCTCCTGTTAGACCAGTAGAAGAATTAGAATACTTGAAATACCTTAGAAACAGGTTGTTTGCGATGATATCTGATTATAATTTTACTGAAATGGAATCTCATGAAGTTGACGAACCCTGACATTTCTGCTAGAATATTTGCATGTATAATTTCGTTCGTTATAATTATACTGTAACACTATGAACATTATGAGACTAAACGAATCAGATGTAGCTCGTGCTATAATCGCTTGTAAGTTATACAGAGATCAAACAAGTTCTGATTATCTGTGGGATGAATACACTCATCTTATAGAAAAATTAGAACAACTATGTGAACAAGGTTACTGCAACATTACAAAATGAGACTAGAAGAAAAACTTAACTTAAGAAAAAAAGTATTATCAATCTTACTTAAAGAGTTTGGTGATGATTCAAATAATAGTGGAATCTATTCTTGTGCTGACAGTTGGTGTGAAACTCAAGTAACTACGAACGGAGTCGTTTCTTATTACAAAGCATACTACAGGGGAGGATAACCTATGGTAGAATTAATAAAAGAATTTCCCCTTAGTGACATAGGAGGTCAAATGATGGAAGAAAAGATACGTAAAGTAGCTTACACAAAACAAGAAGTAAACATCATGATTGACCGTGCTGTAAAAGTAGCAGTAGAAGAAGCAAGAAGAATAGATGCTGAGTCAATGAGAAAGCACAATAGAGACGCAACGGTTATCTCTATGATTCTTGGGTTCACTGCTCTCGCATTATTTGTAGATGGTTTACTTCGTTTACTAGGTATCATTCCACCATTTATGCAGATTGATATAGATGTTCTTGATAAGATTGTTGAAAGAGTAGAGAATGATGTTATAGATAAGGTAAGACAAGTTCCTATACAAAAGATATTGCAATCAGGTTTTAGGTGAATGGTAACAATTTTTGTAGTATGTTGGGTTATAACTTTAGTGTATGCAGTTCGTTTAATGACTAAAGGATTTTCAGCAACAAACTACGGAGTAATTGAAGGAAAACAAGTTATTAGGAGAGTACCTCATCCAGAAATGATGGAGGTTAAACCTGGTGACGAATTGATGGTAGTTAAATTTGGTGATGAAGAACCAAAAGATGAACTGCATGAAGAATTAAAAAATAGAATTGAAGAGTTAGAAGATGATGAAGAAGATGATGATGGCGAGGGAGATGTTGTCATATCAAGACGGTAATTGCGTTTAAAATATAACTAAGTTATAATTAGTGGTATAACGTGGAGTTGAAAGATCATGTCCCACTA